CCACCCGGTGAATTAATATGGAGATTAATGTGGGTGATATCGCCCAGTGCATTCAGATCACTGATAAACTGCTTGCTGTAACACCCCAGAAACCAATCTCGTCATAAATATAAATATCCGCGTCACTCTGGTGACCAGCCTGCATCCTGAACCAGGAATTATTCTTCGGACTGGTCGTCGGTGTGCTGTGGCTCCTGTCGTTTCGTTGCGGCACTGCTGCCTCCTTTATCACTGGCCGGATCGGTATCAAATACCAGATCCAGCTTGCGGTTTTCATCAATTTCGGCCTTGCGCCGACGTTTGACATCATCCGGATTACGACCACCTGCACGTACCCAGTCTGATTCTGTCGCCGCTCCACCACGAATCTGGATTTTCCAGGCCTCAGCCTCCTTAACAGGGTCAATCCACGGCATCACTGGTCCGGAATACACCGCGGTATACAGTGAAGAACGGTCAAGATCGCGGGGTAGCCTGATAACACCGGATGCCACAGCCTGTTTCAGCCAGGCACGATACATCGGGCGGGTGACGGCACCAATAAACCAGTCCTGCAGGATCAGGTAGCCATCAGTAGACTCAACCAGTTCCTGACGCTGGGCGCTGTAAGTGCCGTTATAGTTGCGTGCCGTACTGGAAAAACTCAGACGACTGCCCGCCGCCACGGCACGCAACTGACCATTACGAAAAGTTTCAAGGTTAGGATTGGGACGATCCGACTTCACCATTCCGATTTCTTCGCCGGGTTTCAGATCGTCGTAAATAATGCCTGGCTGAATGGTAAGCTCGCGTTCATTCTCCTTGCTGCCATTACCATCCGGTTCATAGCTCTGCCCGTCGCCTTTCCGGATGTACATCCCCAGAGCAGCGGCGATCCTTGCTGCAGTCAGCTCAGAATCTTCATACTCTTTCAGGGCACTGAGGCGGATCAGCACACCGGACAACAAAGACGTCCCGCGCATCTGGTGCAGACGGCGAACAAATTTAAGATGCAGCATTCGCTCTGCATCCACTTCTTTGGTTTCCATCTGCCGCCCGGATACGGGACGGCTTTTATACACCAGATTATTTTCGGGACCGCCCCCAGTCATCAACAAACACGCCCTGATTCAGCCTGTTGCTCTCATCACTGGTCATGGGAATAAAGTCCGGCTCGAGCGCCTCCAGCCAGAAATGAACACCGGCAGAAGGCGTCAGGCTGTTTATGCGCCCGGAAACCATCTGGGCAAACACCTCACCATCGCGCAGCCAGGTACGCAGCATCAGACGTTCCAGCATCGGACGGGTAAACTGCCCGGTGACTTCCGGACTGACAGACCATTCACTCCATCGGGTGCGTATCTCCGCTGCCAGATCACGGGCAATGGCCCCATTGCGTAATACCGGATGTGGCTCGACAATAATCCCGTTTTTCCCCACCACCCGTTCTTCCAGCTTGTCAAATACACCAATAACCAGATCGTGGTTGTTATCAAGGTAACGGGCCTGCTCACGTAACGACACGGCCCCGTACTGGCTTAACTGGTCGGCAGTTCGGTTTTCCCGCCGGGCTTTGTGTGTCCGCGTCGTTTTTACGGCCTCATAAGCCTGGATCACCGCACGGGAACGCAGCCTTGCCGCTTTCCATCCTGGTGAAAAAACGCCAATCACATCATCAAGAATTGCCATCAGAACCTCGCCAGCCGGTACCCGGGATGCCCCCGTCGTCGTGTAATCAGAGCCGCAAGGCGGCGCTCCCACTCCTGCCGTCCCTGCCGGATCTCAGATAAGTTTTCCATGGTCATCTGCTGACCATTAAAGGTGACGGATTTTCCGTCCAGCACCGCCATTTCAGCTTCCGTATAACGCTGAATCATGGCTTCGATATCATTCTGGTTCATAACCATCCTCCGGAAGTCAGCCAGGGGTTAACATCGTCAGTTACTGTTTTCTTCCGTTTTTGTTTTTTAACAGGCGTGGATACCGGTTCCGGTGAGGGTGACGGTTCGGTACTGTCCGGGACACACTCCAGCCAGGTTTCCCGGCTCGCCCACTCCGGTGCATCCGGCCAGCGGATCTTTTCGTATCCATGCAGAATGACCAGAGCCTCGGCATACACCATCAGGTCAAAAGCTTCGTTGGCACCGCGACCCGGCTTACTCCATTTCCCGTCACTACTCCGCTCTTCATACGTCAGTTCGTCGTAAAACCAGCTCCCCAGCCAGTCAGGGAAATGCACATAGCCGGGACCTGGCGAGTCACGCCATAACGCGTTATCATCCGGTCTTTCAGGGCATCCGTCTGAAGAAGCCAGAGCGGCACATCACCTGCGGCCTGCGCCCGTCGGCCCGTTCGTCCGGTGTTATCAGGGAATGTACGGGTGATCAGTTTTGCGCGCCGGATGCTGTCGCCCTTAAACAGGTAAATACGTTTACCAAGGCCATCACGACGGCAACGACGCCAGAATTTTATAGGCATTATCAGTGACCCCGTCTTCACCGCCGGAGTCCACCGCCATTGCCATCAGTCGCATTTGTTGAGAAGGATCGGAGGCCAGCGGCCAGCTTTTATGAAAAACATCCGTCAGCAGGACATCCCAGTCTTCCGGATAGCTGGCCGGATCAATTCGCTGGCTCTCCCCGTCGCTGTCACCGCGCAATGACTGCGTGATGTTGTAACGATCAATAATCCAGCGTTCGCCACGGCTGCCATAGCCCGTTACCTGAACCACAAAACGGCGATGACGTCCCGCCTGCACATCAACTGTCGCCACCAGGAAATTAACGCCATCCGGCACACTGCGGGAAGGAACTGGCTCTGCCCGCTGCTCAAGCAGTTCACTTTTTCGTTGCTCCATGCTGGCACGGGGAAGATAAGGTAATCCCCAGTCGGTATTGATAACCGTCTTGAGTGTTTCTTCACTTCCGGTTGTCTCGTATTCCTGTTCTGCAGTAAGCAGTTTGTAAACGAGTTGCGAGAGTGTCTGGTAAGCAGCTGCCGGACCCTCCATCCAGAATGACGCAATACGTGAGCGTCGGGGATCACCATAACGACTGCCATCCGCATTGATGGATTCACCATCCCGCAACCAGACCCCACGTCCGTTCAGCTCACGTTTTTGTTCAGGCATAATCCGTCCTGAACAGGAAGGACACTGAATATAAGCCGCCTCACTTGCCAGCACGGGATCGGCAATATCACGGAAACCAGCAACCACATCGCCGCAGGGCTGAAAATACTCACCACAGTGTGGACAGGGCCAGTACCAGCGACGGCGATCGCCACGGTTATAGAGCGACAGTATCCCCGTGGTTGGTGGAGCCTCATGCGGTGAAGTCCGTCGCCATTTCACATCCTTCACATCCCTGCCGGGGGAACTCTCCACCAGCGTCATACCACTGGACATAAATGTGGTGGTACGTTTTGAGGCAAGAGAGAAGGCATCCCCCTCGCCATCAATATCTTCCGGAAAACGGTCATAATCCGTCAGCGCCACGCATTTATAATCTGATGAGGACATGATATTGACTGACGGCCAGCCGATTTTCAGGTAGTTGCCAGCAAGGAATGTTCTGTCATAAACGTTGTTGTCATTTTTGTTCGGACTCAGGCGACTGACCACTTCCGGGCTGACGCGAAACGTTCTGGCAAGTCGTTTTTTGGAGTGTTCGCGGGCTTTTTCCTCCGTCATCTGAATGATCAGCATATCCGCAGGATCGCAAATCACGTTGTAAATCACCCAGCCGTCAATCAGGCCGATAGTCTTGCCAGTTCGTGCCGGGCCAACAAATATCACTGCGTCGTATTCACGCGAGGCCAGGCAGTTCATCGGCTCAATAACATACGGTGCCACCAGCGGATCCCACGGGACTGAGTTCCCGGCCCCCATGGGCACCCGCATATACTGAGCAACGGCATCAGCAACCCGCATTCGTCTCGGTGCGCGAAGGATATAACCTGAATCGGTTCGTGCTGCCTTTGCGGTTTCCTGATTCAGCATTACTCCTCCTGCTGTAATTCCTCCTCATCATCCGCACCTGCTTCAGTCACCCGCAGGGCTATCTGATCGCGCAGATCATCAATAATGGACTGAACACGGCTCACAGCGGCAGGCTGCAGACCGCAGTCACGTTCCAGAATATCCGGTAATGTCTCCAGCACCTGCACGACCGCTTTTGCCCAGATGGCAAACTCCCGTCTGACATCACTGGCCGGAATGAGTTGTGCCGTTTCCTGTTCGAACTTAAGACGCTCACGTTCAGACTGATACCAGGCTTTGCGCTCATGCGCGTCCATTTCGCCTTCTGCAACCGGCGGTGGCAATGCCAGAAATGCCGACACAATATCAACCACCCGATAAAGCTTGAGGTTGCTTTCATGCCCCCCTGCAACGGGTAGATTTTGCAGCCTTGCCGCAGCAGTCTGGCGATGTACACCTGACAGTGCCGCCAGTTGACTGATATTCAGCGTCAGATTTTTTAACTCTCGATCCATACCCGCTCCAGAATGTTTTAAACATGCATCTTGCGAACAACTTTAGGCAAACGGTGTTAGTGATGAACAAAAAACAATCAAAATCGACACCGCAAAAATAAAACTACTGCAATATCAATCAATTACAGCAGTGGTGATGACGAATGAAATTTCAAAAACTAGCCTTTTTCCGCGACGCTCCCGCCCCGTGGCAGGCCACCCCACCAGGAGGACCCGTCAGCCTGACAGCCATGACGAACGTCTGATACAGCGCCCTGCATGAATGGCATCGGGATAATCCAGAAAGGAATAGCATCGTACCTACAAGAATCTGTGTGAGCGTCCTGTTTCTTCCACCCCCGCACAGGACTGGCGAGCATGAGGGACAAACCCACGAATCATAAACGCGGTAAAAACCCGGTGTGCATCGTTTTTGATTATTCCCGCACACTCACGCAGAAGGAATTCCCCGTCGGGCTACGATCATGGTTAATGCGGGAATACGGCGACGATACAGCGCATGATGTGTCAGGCTTGAATACCTTTATCCGTTAAAAGGGATATCAGTTAAGTTATCCCGTGCAGGGTATAAGCCATTATCAAGCCCACCCGTAGATAGGCTTTGTAATGACATCTTCAATTAATCAGCAGTTCAGGCTGTGTCACCTGCAAAATGTATTCATGCTCGACAGCCAGGACACGCTTCTCTTTCTTCCGTTCGTTCATTAACCGACTGCCGATCGTACCTTTCAGCTTTGAGCGTGTTTCTTTGATGGCGTAGCGGTGCTGCATTTCTTCGCCAATTGCCATGCGGCGGCTCAGTTGCTCTGCCATCCAGTTGAATGCTGCGATATAGCTCTCCTTGATTGCCGCAGCAGCTTTCCCGGTGAACCCCATCACAACCATGATCCAGCCATCTTTCGTCAGGCTGTACATCGGGCGAACCTTGCCCTGCTCATCGATATAATCAGCCGACGCAAAATTGCGTTGGCTAAACTCACGCGAGCAATCAGCCTTAACCTGCTCGATTTTCCTGAGAACATCACCGTGTCGCTTGCCGAAGTACTTGGCAATTTTTCTGGATGTGGTAACGACCTCTCCGTTTTTGGCTTGCACCATTTCTCGGAAGTCGAAGGCTGGAATAACTGAATGATTATTCATAGCGTCTTTACCTTTTAGAAAGTGAGCCTGTCTCACAGAAAAGCCGCCCGAGAGAGGTCGCCACCTATAACGGCATTTCTCAGGCTCGCTTACTGAAAGGCTCTCGTTAATATGCGCGTGAGATGCGCGTTTACTGCGGACATAAAAAAGCCCCGCATCGCGAGGCTCATTAAATTGACTTTGTGATTTGCAAAAAAATTATTTCAGGCATTGCGTCCTGATGTACTCCTGAAGCGTTCTCAGTGCTGTTTGGTCACGGATAATTCCGTCCCGGATACCGAGAACGTTTCGTCCAGCAACTGAAGAGAGTTCGACGGTGGCATCATTGCCCATGCCGGAGGAGCTGGAGGTTTTGGCTGAGGCTGGCACAGGGCATTTTCCTTTGACGAGCACCCGACCACCATTATCAAGCTTACGCCGAAGAGCATCATTTTCAGCTTTCGCATTGGCTAACTCCTTCGTGTATTTAGCATCGAGTACATCAGCAGCACGCTGGCGTTGCTGCATGTCAGTAATGGTGGCGGTCGCCTGCTTCAGCTCACTGACTTTTTTATCACGCTGCTCTTTGTAGGCGATGGCGTTATCACGGTAATGATTAACAGCCCATGACAGGCAGAGGATGATGCAAATAACCAGAGCGGAGATAATCGCGGTTACCCTGCTCATTGCTGCCCCCACAAACAGACTTCACGCTCAATATCACGACGGGTCATCAGCCCTTTCCATTGCTTACCGCCAGCGTATGTCCAGCGACGTAGCTGGTCACATGCGCCTTTGATATCACCCTGGTTTATTTTGCGAAGAAGCGTCGATGTTCTGAAATTACCAGCGCCCACGTTGTAAACGAACGAGTAAAGAGCGCCGCGCGTTGTTTCCGGTATATCGACGTTGATGTACGGGTTAATTTGTCTGGCGACCGTGGCAAGGTCTTTATTCAGGAGGGCTTTGCATTCTGCTTCGGTATACGTTTTACCGGGCATGATGTCTTTTCCGGTGTGTCCGTGACATACAGTCCATACGCCAACGATATCTTTGTATGGTATGTAGCTGACACCTTCCAGACCATCGTTACCACCTGGACCAGTGATGAGCACAGACGCTATGGCAACAGCCCCACCACCAATAGCAGCTGCAACAGCCTTGCGTAATGACGGCGACATTATTCACCTCTCGCAGCCTTACGCTTATCTTCTTTAATCTTGAAATAAAGATTTGTCAGATACGTCAGCAGGCCAAACAGCAGACTTCCCAGCACACCTATTGCCACCCACTGGGACGGAGAGACTTTGTCCAGCAGCTGCAGTAACCAGTATCCCGTCCCCACCGCTGACGTGGTGTATGACACACCTGTTGTGATTTTTTCCATCTGATGTATGTCTCCGTCACCGCCGACAGAAAATGAAAGTAAAGAAAAACAAAAAAGCCGCCAGTGTCACCCACTGACGGCCAACGCCGGGAGCCGTGATTATGGCATTCAGGCTCTGCTAAAAATGCCAGATAACATTCCGGCCTCCCCTGATTCAGGTTATAAATGACACAATATCTTGACAACATCCGTCACTGTCTGTCAGAAAATGTACTGCCATATAGAAGCAACATGTGAAGTACATCTATCCTTTTGAGCCAGCACCTCTCCACCGAAAGTCAGTGCTGGCTGTTTTTTTCCTTAATAAGGCATCTGTAACTGAAACAATCCGCATATTGATAATATATTGACAGGCATCATTGCTGTCTGTGAAAAATAAGTCTCTACAAACATATAAGGCCTTTTAGCCAGCGTCTTCTTTTCAGGTCAGTCGCTGGCTTTTTTATATGCTGCCGGTGCATTTATCTCCAGCATCAGACTTCTATCTCAACGCCATACGCTGCATTTTTTGTAACATCCGTCAGCGTCAGCGCATTCAGTCCCAGTGTCAGACTGTCTTTTATAACCTGGAATGCCGGGCCAGCCACTCCATTCAGTTTCGGAGTAACCGTGGCACTGCCGGCGGTGAACACCAGCTCCAGCGTCTGCCAGTCGTTACCGTAATCGCCGAACTCCCCCAGCTTCGTGTTTCCGGCTTTCCTGTGATGCATCAGATTCACTCTGCCGTCAGTGGTCTGAGTGAAGTACGACATCAGGAACGGATTACCGGTACCCGTCATCGCCACACCATCAGGAACGGGAGCATCCGTATACAGATAAATCCCCAGCCCGAACTGATTGTTGGTCAGTGCGCCTGACAGGCGGAACTTACAGGTCAGTCTGCCGCCCTGTGTCAGCAGGGTAATTGCGTCATCCACCGGATGCGTCAGGGGACCAGGTTTTATTGCTCTGCTTGGTGATCTTAAATACACCATCTGACAACTGAATTCCGCCATCCTTAATGCTCCAGCCCTGC